TTGACAGCCACACGTCTGTAGTAACGGTTGCTGTTGATTTGAAGACGACCCAGACCTTGGGTAAGACCTTCAGCGAAGGGGTTAGCCACAAGCCCGTAACGGGTCTTAAAGCCAATCTTGGGCTGGAAGCTGTTCTCACCGACGGCTCTCACCATCTGGAGGGGAACATAAGGACAATAGAAGAGTCCAGCGTCATAAGGAGAAGTACCCTTATAACCAACGACATAATACTGATTACCATTAGCTCCGTTAGCGGAGGTCAGGTTAGCAGAATAGGGGTCGATGTAGACACGGAACTTACCATTGATAGTACCAGCAAAGGTGTTACCGGTGTCATCAACGTTCAGGTTAGCGTTCAGGGCTGGGGTATAATCGAAGATACCAGCCATGGTCAGTGCGGAAGCAACGTCTGCGGAACACAGAACCATGTTGCCCTTCCCTCTACGAGTTCTCTGTGCGATTGCGTTCGCATCTCTCTCGATTTGGAACAGAAGACCCTTGAACTTCTCAACACTCCAACGTCCGTTAGAGTCGATATCCAGGTCGAATACACCAGATGTAGCGGTGTTCTGAGCTGCACCCTGTTCAGCCGTCATGTAGATGGTACGGATGACTTCTCTGTTGATTTCCGCGAGGATCTCAGTAGAGAGGATGTTAGCCAGTTCAGCTTCAGCGTTCAGACCATGGATAGCCTTGAGGTCCTGAGCCAGTTCCAAACTGTACTCGGCCTTCAGTGCTCTGGACTTAGCGGTTACGGTGACTTTCTCGATCGAGAAGGCCATCTGGTTAAAGGCTGCGTTGCCCGAACCATCAAGACTCTCAGCTTCACCGGTCGTCATACCACCACCAGCTGTATACTGAGCGGTGTTGGTAGAAGCGGTACCTACAGGGTTCAGAACTGCGGGGTTGTCACCACGTTGGGTGTTAGTACCAAGACCAACAGCTGCGTCAGCGAAACCAGCGGTAAGGTCACCATTCTTGTTCTGACCAGAGAATGCGGTGTCAACTTCATCGAAGAAGGTCTCATCACCGGACTGATTCTCATAACGGGATCTCATCGCGAAGATAAGTCCAGTAGGTCCGTTCATTGGTTGAACGCCAGCCAGGTCATAAGCGACCAGGTTAGGCATTGCGCGTCTGATCAAGGAGATCAGAACAGGATCGAAACCGGCAACGGGGCCAGCATCAGTTGCGGATCCTGTGAAACCACCAGTGCCAGCGGCGTTGGTGGGGGCTTCCATCAGGTTGATACCCTGACTGAAGGCTTGCTCCTCACGGAGGAATTTCTCTTGGTTCTCGAGCAGGACAGCGGTGACAGCTCTACGATGAGTATCCTTGATAGGATCCAGACCATCATAGTCTAGGAGAGGACTCCACTTTTCCTGCAACTGTTCAGATTGGAACATTTGCTTTTACCTTTGTGTTTTGTTTTACGGGTTTGAATTAATATTAAATTCAGTTTTGTCTAAAAGCACCCATGGCCTTCAGATACTGATCCATACCACCTGAAACAGGGGCATCAGTTGTATCAACACCTTCAGACAAAGTCTGAGGGGCTTCTGACTTAGTAGCGGGAGTTCTGGAGAAGTACGACTCCTTCAGGGTTTCCAGCTTCTCACGATATTCGTCTTCACTTTCAAACTCAACACTTTCAGCGAGTGTGGCGAGCTTCTCTTTTTGAGTGGCCGCAAGACCTTCAGAGATTTGATCAAGGATAACATCCCGAGTGGACTCAGCGAGTCTCTTGTTCAGGGTGATGTTGGCGTCGATCTGCTCATTGAGTTTCGTCTCCATGTCATCTAGTTTTTCTACCATGCTCTCAAGCACATCGTATTTATCTTCAGGGATAGTCACATAATGTTCTTCAAAAAGACTCTTCATTCCACCAAGGAATGATTCAGTCATCTCGGTCTTCAGACCGTGCTCAATAGCGAGTTCGTTTTCGGTCATCCATTCTTGAGCAACATACTCAAGATAAGAATCGACACGCTCGGTCAGTTCACCTTTCAGTTCCTGACGAGCTTCGTTGAGGGCCTCACTATACTGAGTTTCGAGGGCCTCTTGAATTTCGGCTACTTTAGAGTTCAGAGCTGCTTCGAAAACAACTTTAGCCTTCTCTCTAAACTCTTCGGAGAGTTCTTCGCCACCGAGGAGAGCGTTGACATCTTCTTCGATATCATACTCTTCTACTTCCTCTTCAGCAACAACCTCTTCGGTAGTAGCCTCTTCCTCCTCCAAAACCTCATCAGAATCAGCTTCGGATTCTTCCTTAGCCATCTTCTTCATAGGATCTGCGGGTTTGGCTCCCTTATTAACTACATCCTTAACGGTTGCGACCTTAGGCTCTTTAAGCTTAGCCGAATCGTTGTCAGGTTTGTAATCCTGGGGGGTGGGACCACCGAGATCTTCATATGAAGTCCCTGTGCCACCAGTTGTGAGGTGCTGCATTGGATCACCGGGTTTGGCGTTCGCGTTCACAGCAGTTTTGGATTGCTCCATTTCTTGTAAATCTCCACGAGACATTGAACTTTGCTCCGATTAACCTTATTTAATCTATATTTATTTATAAATTAGATACTTCTGTAACAATCAAAGATTGTTCAAGAAGTTGTTGAAAAGATCGAGTTTCTTTTCATCTAATTGGTTTTGTGTTACCAGGGTGTTGATTTGTTTGTAAGTTTTCTTGGCGAGGCTCTCACGAAGAATACCACCATCCCAAATCCACTCCTTTCCTTCCATAATGCCTTCAACGAAAGCATCAGGTGCCGAAGGATCGGCAACAATATCAGCTGCGGTTGACAACATAAAGTCATCACCAACGACATTTACACCTTCTCTTGTTTGTTTGAGGGATCCGATTCCTCTTGAAGAAACACCCAGTTTAACACCTTCACTAATGAGAGATTCTGCAATCTTACCCATCGGAGTAGATAGGATTTTTGCTTTACCAATAAAATTGGTTCCGTTTTCTTTGAGTGAAATAATCTTGTGACTGACGCGATCCAGATTAACAGTTGGGCCATCTGGGTGTCCGAGTTCTCCAAGTGCTCGTCCCGATTGAACATGATTCTCGTTATATCTCATGACTTCCCTTCTCAGGCATTCCATGGGATACATACGACCATTTCTATTCTTGATGTCTCCTTGAAGGAATACACCTTCAATGTACATACTCTTTTTACCGTTTTTCTCCTCAACGATAAAATCTACTGATTCGATTTCTTCTCTGATAAGTTTCATTGTTTTACGCAGTAAATCCTACTTTTGCCCCTCTTACAGTGCCACTTGCGTAGACGACTTCATTGGGTCTTTTCTCGATGTATTCGACTTTCCCATCAGGGATAGTAATCAAGTTGCCTGTAGCACCAACCAGAGTTGAAACTCCAACAGTAGCGGCAGCACCAGAAACATTAACTACCCTCACAACAGTTGCCTGAGCAAGGGAAGTGGCAGCGCCAGCAGATGTTGGAATGGCAATCTCGTCACCGATAATTAATGTTCTAGCCATTGGAATGTGTTACTGATAAAGTTATTTATTATTCAATCTCTTCAGAGTCCAAATCGACATCCGAATCAAACTCAGAAGTTTCTTCTTCAGAATCAAAATCAATACCATCATCAAACAATGATGCTGCTACTTGAGGTCTGATACCTTGAAGTTTTTCAGCACTTCTAGCAAAAAGTTGATCCTTAATGCCATCAGAGATTTGTGAAGGGGATTCATCCTTCACCAACAAGTCCATAAGTTCTTCCATATCCATAGTAAAATAGATGAATTTTCTTTATTTAGATCTCACCACCAGCTGGTGTTTCAGCTGGTTCAGGATCTGTGGGTACATTTGGAATATCAGCTGATGGAACTCCACCAGATGCAGGAGGTACACCACCAGGTGCTCCACCCATTCCATCTTGTAATCCTGCAAGTGCAGGATCAGGAATAGCACCAGATTCGATTTCTTTTTCGATTAGTTTATCTTGTTCGATAATTTCAGCATTAGTCTGACGAAGGATTGTTCTTCTGACATAATCCTGAGAGTAATACTTACCAACATATGGTTCAATCTGTTGAACCTGATTCAGTCTCGACTCCATGAGTTCAGCATGTTTCAGTTCAGCAAAGTGATTGTCATACAAGAAGTCATACTGAATGTGATCATTCATATACTCCCAATCCTCAGGAGTAATGACGTTCTTCAGGATAAGTTGAGTCTTCAACATATCACTGAACATTACTGAGAATCTCTTTCTCATTCTTCCAACAAACTTGGAGAACTTAATTTCATCTCTCAGAATTTCAGAAGAACGACCAAGTGAGAAACCACTATCACCACTAAGTCTTGTCTCAGGAACATTCAATGCTCTATAGAGTTTCTTTTGGAAATAGTTGATGTCAGTAATTTCACCAAGGTTCTGACCACCAGGAAGTGTGGTAATTTCTGTACCACGACCACCTTCACGACGAGGAAGCCAAAAGTCTTCCATCATGGACATGAATTTCTTGTCATCTCTCAGTTCACCAGTGTTGGCATCATAGACAAGTTTATTCCTATAACGTTGCATCACATCACGAAGGTATTGTTCTGCCTTCATTTTAGGCAGGTTACCAACGTCAATATAGAAGATTCTTCTTTCTGGTGCTCTTGATAATCTATAGATTACCAATGAGTCCTCAATCATCATCAACTGATTGAGTGGTTTGATTGCCTTGTGAAGCCACGAAAGTGTAGTTCCTTTGTTTCTGTCTACCAATCCAGATGTACAATAGGTGACAGAATCACGGGTCATTTTGACACCCTTAGTTGAACCACCAGAATAACTATTACTGATACCACCACTGTTTCCACCACCAGGAGTATAAACAAAGTACTCCTCAATATCAGGGAAATCGTAGTTCTTGGGATTATCTCTATCAGATTGTCTAATAGATTCAATACTATTATTACCAGTCTTCTTGATCTGGCGGACATAACGCATCTTTGCTGCGTCAATATATCTCAGTTCTTGAATACCATCTTGTGGTCTTTTCTGATCAATAACTTTGTTGTAATAGAGTCTTCCGTCAATATACCAGTTACGGAAAATCTCATGAGCCTTCTTATCGAAGTCCAGAAGTTCTAGAATAAATTTAAACTCTTCTCTTACCTTCTTCTTGATACCATCACTGGCATTTAGATTATCCAGATCAATTGAGACCGGGGAATCATTTGTATCTGAAACAATAGCCTCATGAACAATATCTTCAATAGCACTATCACACTCAGGGTAGATGGACATTGTCCTGTATCTACGAATGAGATCATTCTCAGTCTTATATACTCCTTCGATATCGATGTATGAACCAAAGAACCCCGAAGAAACATAGTGCTCCGATCCATCCTGATTATTAGGAGGGACCGGAGAGACTATACTCTCCGGGGTCTTTTCTGTATCTTCAATTGAGAATCCAAATAATCTCGCCATTATATTTTTAAATACTAGACATCTGTCTAGTTATTTATCATCGGATAGAGACCTGACTTGTGTCACTACTACTAGACTCCATAGAATCACCAATAGTGAAGAACTGAACAGAGAATGTTACCTGGAATTCTTCAACTGTACCTTCATTATCATAACTCAGGTCAATGGGTGATACTGCGTTGGGGAAGATGTCAAAGAACTTATAAGTTCTCAGAATAGCTGATTGTCCACCATCATTCTTTTCAGCAAAGGCTTCTCTACCTCTACCAAGTTGATGTACATAAGCGTCAGCCATGTAAGAAGTGGGGTTGGTAACACCAGTAGCGTCGTCCAGTTTGGACATAACGTTGGCCCACCTTTCAAATGCTGTTCTTAGTTTGAAGTCTTCATCGTTGATAACAGTGATAGTCCAATCATCAATTGTTCTTTCACCAGCGACTTTCATCTGTCTTCCTCTAAAAGGAACGTTCACTGCATTAATAGTGGAAGCTGGAAGATTTGCTGCCTTACACAAGAAACTGAAGATTCCAGCTTCTTGTGCGTCACCCGAACCCCAAGCGTCAGAAACAGCTCCAGGGAAAGCAGGAATGTTAACCTCAAAGAGGTTAGGGCGGGCACCACCGCCCGCCAGTTTTGATTTGAATTGAGATAAGGATTTGGTATCCATTGGTTTTTTCCTCCTATGTTATTATTTAATGATCAAACAGTACCAACAACTTCTTCAAACGAAACACCAGTTCTGGTGGCAACGAATGTTAAAGTAACATAGTTAATCGACTTGGTTGGTTTCAAGTAAATGTCAGCCCTAAACTCATTGTTATCAATGACATCAGGAGTATTATTTGTTTCATCACAAATGACCAGGAAGTCAAAAACACCTCTCTTGGCCTGAACATCTCTCAGATAAGGTTCAACTATGTTAACAAAGTTGGCTCTAGTGATCGTATCATTCAGTTCGAACAGTTGAGCGTTAGCTGCTCCTTCGAGTGCTTGTTCACATGTGAGGAACAATCTTCTTACGTTGATTCTATCGAACGCA